TAACCTCCTTTTAATGATTACAAGTTATATTTATGTATCGGAGGGTGTCCATTTACCAGAAGATTTTTGTTTACCTTGTAAATCTGCAATAGCAGTTTTAATAGCGTCTTCTGCTAAAACCGAGCAGTGGATTTTCACTGGAGGTAAAGCAAGTTCTTCTACGATTTCAGTATTTTTAATTAGACTTGCTTCAGTTAAGGTTTTACCTTTTACCCATTCTGTTAATAATGATGATGAAGCGATTGCCGAACCACAACCATAGGTTTTAAACTTGGCGTCAATAATCTTATTATCATTGTCCACTTCAATCATTAATTTCATTACATCACCACATGCAGGAGCACCAACCATACCGGTTCCTACATTAGGACTATCTTTATCTAACGACCCTACATTTCTAGGGTTTTCATAATGGTCTAATACTTTCTTACTGTATGCCATGTCTTCTACCTCTATTCATCAAATAAAACAGTTAACCCATTTATATTTAATGCCCTCATTCCGAGTATCTTTTTATCTCGTTTGTTAATTATCTTTTCTTTTGTTTTCTTCACTTGGTCTGCATACCATTGCATTGTATAACCATCATTATGGCCACAGTTTGCTTCTACCATGCATTGACTTAACCATTCTTCATCACTAATCTTCTTCATTGGTTTCTTCCTCATAATCATCACCAGCATAACCTGCTGACTTTAATCTATAATCAAATTCTTCTTTTGTTTCCCACTCGCCGGTAACCGGATGTCGATTCCACTTGTCGTGAGTTCTCTTTACATTCTTCATACTCTAACCTTTCTCCTGGGACTCTAGCTATATATAAAAAACAGAATCTCTAAATTTATGTTGTCTTACGAATAACAAAGATAAATTTGTTATCTTCTTCAATAGTCTTTTCTAAACCTTGTTGCAATGCATTACACAATGACTGTATATCTGCTACCGCACCTGGGTCAGTTGATATCATCTTTAAGGTTTCACCTATCTTCATACCATTTAATTCTTTTTTTGTCTTTATAATCGGTAGTGGACAATTGGTTCCACTAGTATCTAAAACATAATCAGTCTTATCTTCAAAATCATCTATATTATCTAAATCACTCATTTACTATCTCCATTTAAAAATCAACACATCGTCCATCTTTTTCCCAATCGTTATATCTCGTTGGGTCTAGACCTTTTTTTCTTCCACCTATTTCTTTAGGTTTAATTCCATTACATAAGGGGTTTTCAGGATGAAACAAAGCACCGCAAGTCGTTTCAAAATCATCGTCCCAATTAAGAACCTTTAAGTCCTGCTCGGAGAATGAAACTCGCCCGGATTTCTTTTTAAAGATTTTATCCCAATTACTTGAATACTTCTTAGAAGACACTTTCATTGGCCTTCTTTTACTTCCCTTACTCATTTATCAACACCATTATTACACCAATTACAATACCGGCACTCAAGGTGGCCACAATCATACTTCCTACACCCATACTATATTCACTCCTTTTATTTAATTACTTGTTTAAAAAGCCGCACTTGAGCCACATCCACAAGTAGACTTGGCATTAGGATTATTAATTATAAACATACTTCCTTTTAATGGGTCGTTTACATAATCAATCGTAGCGTCCTTAAAATAGACACCACTCATAGGGTCGATTAATAACTTCGCACCATTCGTTTCAAATACCCAATCATCTTCTTTAATACTATCTAAAGTAAAACCGTATTGAAAACCAGAACAGCCGCCACCTTGTATAAAGCAACGAACATTTAGTTTATCATCTCCTTCACCTGCAAGTATTACCTTTGCTTGATTGGCTGCGCTTTCTGTAAATACTACATTCATTTTTCTACCTCTAAAAAACTGAGGCCATCCATGGCCGTGATATATTCATGACTATATCTTAATTGGGTCGTATACCAACCTCGAAACAATCCTTTGTGTTGTGTTTGTGTATATTTATAACTATTATAACATGTGAGTATGTGTTTGTCAATGCTGTGTAGTGCTGTGTAGTAGAATAGACCGAGAGCCGACTTGGTGGGGTTAAAAAAATATCCGAGAAAATTTTTCATATAAGAAACAAGAGATAAGGGCCAGTCTGTGAGTTGGGATTAGAGTATGGCCAGCTATAGAGTAGATGTATAATCACTTTATAGATTAGAAAGCAGGCCTACTTATATACCCGAGAAAAGTCTGTGTGTCAGCTGACTGTCCCTATGCGGCCTGCTCTCGCCCCCATCTCAGGTCCCCTTCGCTTTTTCGTAATGCAAAAAGGATTCTTTCGGTGTCCTCTTCGAGCAGGCCGACTGTGTGTTACTGTTACTGTTACTGTGTGTTACTAGTAACAAGTGCAGTAACAGGCGTGAGCATACAGTTGGCCATTCACAAACGGTGTCCGATAGTAACTGATGAGAGTATACAGTCCTTCCCCAGATTCATGGATGGGGATTGACGGGTGACTTGGAATTATAATGTGTTCGATAACAAACGGTGTCCTATTCTGTCCTCTTTGAGTGGCATGCCGTTCTGCGTATTGTATTTTCTATTGTGCGTATACTATAACAGGGTGCTGAAAGTGGCATGCCGTTCTGCGTTCTCTTTATTTTCTTTGCGTATGCCTGCTGTTTTTTCCATATATGTCTTCTTTTAATCACTACGCTATACGCAATTTAATACTATTTAAAACAAATGGTCGCAATGTCTACTCTATGTATACGCAATAGTGCGTAAAGAGTGCGTATGACCATTCTATGACTATACCTGAAACAGGCAGTCGCAAGACTGACTTTATCTTTAGAGTGTATATCTACAAAGCATGTTTCTGTGTATATACTGTGAATGGACTCTCATCTATACTAGCAGTTCTAAGTCGCTGGTAGTATACTGACACTTAGGTAGCGCTGTCTTCCATGTGGAGAGTAATTACCATTCGGGACTTTCATGGGCGGGTCTTCTCTGAGCATACTTCGAGGTTCTTTCTATATTCTAAGAGTAGTTTAAACTACGAGGGTATTAGATATATTAAGATTATACTGTATGGGTGACCCTATACCCATGATGATGTTTTCTTCCCTTTGTCGTGTTTAATAGATTGGAGTTATCTAAATTGTGTTCCCTGCAATACTTCGCCATATTAGTAATTAGTTCTCTAGTTCCATCTGGTTTCTCTATTGTGTATTGTTTAGGTGGACGATTAGTATTACCATATTTCTTCTGTCTTAGTTTTTCTTTTGTTTCATCTGATACTTTGTATCCACCTTCTCCACCAGTCGTTAGATTATAACCATTTGGTGACATTGTGTTGTGTTCTTGTATTAGTTCTTTCTCTAGTTCTGACAAGTATTCTCTTGTAATTGTAGAGCAGATAGGTGTAATGATGAATTGGTCGATACCATACTTCGCCATAGCATTATATAATGGTCTGCTTTCTTTGTTGATACAGTTTTGATGTGCCCACCATCTTTTTTCTAGTCTATTAGCACTAGTTATACCAATGTATATCTTATCATTGATGGTGTTTGTTATCTTATATACGATATAAATATGTTTAGGCATTTTAATTATCTCCAATAATTATTATGTTTAGTATGAGGGGTGTTCAAGCATCCCTTATATGACTATTTATAATACTCTAATCTTCTGTTTCCTTATTGTATGTATCCATGTAGTCTTTATATATGGATTGTATCTCGGATGTGGGCATTGGGGGTTTACTGTGCCAGTCCTGGTCTTCTTCTTTATCAAGGGTTGAACCTAGATAGTAATCTAATACTTCCTGTTCCTTTACTAATCTATCTATTTCTATCTGTATTAGTTCTCTTTGTTTTATATACTTCTGGCGTAATTCTTTTAATTGTTTTAGTTCTTCTATATTGGTGACCTTGTTATCCATTAGTTCAATCTAATCTTATCACCTGCTTTAAGTGTTATATCATCTCCTGCATTAACGGTAACATCTTGTTCAGAATAAATATTGATATCATCTTTCGCTGACATGTTAATCTTTCCACCGGAGTTCATATTGATATTTCCATCAGTTGTATTAATATTAACATCCCCTTTTTCTACCTGTATGTTCACATTGGCGCCTTTACCTACTAGTATTTCATAGTGATTTTGACCAGCATTATATTCTCCAGAAGCATTAACCTTTACTTTCAAACCATCACCA